CCAAAATAAGGCAGAATCATAAAATAGCCACAATTCAAAAGTGAGGTTTTATGCGGTTGATCACCTGCCTATAGGTTTTTGGATATTGTTAAATTTGCGAAATGGGTTTAGAAAAAGAGAGGTGATCTGGCACTTTGGTGATCAGCAAGGAATACCAATGGTTTTAGAGCATAGGATTATCAAGTAGAAATGAATGTAGTTTAGAACAATTCTAGAATAGGGGCCGCGAGGATACTTTGGATTTGATTTTTGCATTAATATTCCTGGAAAACCTATAGGGGTGATGATATGAAGTTAGTATGCCTAAAAAGAAAAAAAGAAAACCTAAAAGCAAGAAGTTAATACCTTTGAATGTAAAAGCATTAGGTAGTGACATAGCCGCTTATCCATTTGTGGAAATTGAGTGGAGTGATATAGAAGGCGATGCAGGCTGGTCAGACACTAAGTCATTGAACAGAGAAAAACTACCTACGTGTGTATCAAAAGGTTATCTTGTTAGTCAAAAGAATGGTGTGACTAGAATATTTACAGACTATATAAAAACAAAAGACAAACCTACATTTGATAGCATTGGTAACACAACTATAATTCCAACTGCTGTAATTACATCTATTAAAAAAATTAATTAAGTTTCTTGAGTCTTGGTAGACGTTTCTCTTTCACCTTTTCTTTGACATCATCTGTTGTAACATCTTGTAATATAGGTGAGTATTCATCTAAAATATTTTTTAGTTCTCTCTCCATCTCTTCTTTAGACATGTCATCTAGTTTACCGGTTCTGATTATCTTCTGTTCAACATACAATCCTGCTGCTTTACCTCTTGCTACCTCTGCATTGTTGGCAGCTGAGAAAGCACCTTTCTTTAGTGCGGCTTCTCTAATCTTACCTAGTTCTGATATGTGTCTTTCATAAGTCACTTCGTATTTCTTTTGATATTCTTCTCTGATCTCACCAATGTATTGTACAACTAATGGATATTTTTTTGGGTTTCTAAGTTCTGATGCTCTGACATATGCGCTGTCTTTTTCATAGCCAGCTTCTATTGCACACTCTGTAGGTGTTCTTCTACCTTCATTTGTTACTAATAGTTGTGCAAATCTCTGTTGCATTTCAGTTAATCTTTTTGGTACGCCTGCCATATTTGACAATTAACGTAACATAGAGTAAAAGTCAATCAATGATAAATGCGAAAGAATTAGCTAAACAGCTAGACAGATTCTTGAAATCACCAACATGTCAGAATGCAAGAGTACAAGTTAAATTACCTAGAGGTGAGTTTCATTCTCCAGATGGTCACTTTGATATTTTTTCTATCTCATTGTTCGAGAATAATATTATTGGATCTAGAGAATCACACCGATTAGTAATTGAAATTGCAGCTGAAAGTTGGAAGATGGGCTCTGTAAAGAAGAAGAAATCGTAAACCTATTTTACTGCAAATAGACCATGGGTCCAGAGTCAAAATTCTACCAATATTTTAGAAAGAACACACCCAATATATCTTATACAAGAATAGAAAATACAAGTGCTTTAGGTACGCCAGATGTATTGGCATACAATAAAAACAATACATTTTTTACAATTGAATTTAAAGTAAGCAAGAGTAAGAAAGTGCGGTTCTCACCACACCAAATTGCCTTCCATGTGAGGCACCCGGTCAATAGTTTTATTATAGTCAAGACCCTTGATGCTTGCGGCTTGAAACTTTATGAAGGATCTAGAATCAGGGAGCTTGTAGCTTGCGGCTTGGAGCTTGATGCTTGCAGCTTGGGACTTGAAGCTTGTCGCTTGCGGCTTGAAGCTTTGTAGCTTGTTGCTTGAGGCCCGGACCAGGTGCACGCTGCACTCGCGCCGTCGCGCTCGCTCCGCTAATGACCCGATCCGAATTTATTCCACGCGGGAATTCTTTAATGCTTTCCATATGATACAACTTTAACTGAAGGATCCCAGCACGCTCGACAGTCGCCGCAGCTGTTGCCTTGACTTGGAGCTGGACAGGTAGCGTCTTTCAATACTACCATCGAAGAGTTGGGCCAGCTTTCATTACGTTGTCCAATCATTGGAGGGCTAAATCTTATCACTAAATTTTTAGGCTTGCTGTCCAGGTGGTCCTTAATCCAGGCTTCCCTTGTTGGCATCCAGTGCTTAGTGTTTGGTGTTGCTTCACAGACAGCATAAATTTTTTTAAGATGAGCCAGGTCCTGAACGTCGCCGGCGTCATGCCACCTAAAATAAGTTGACCGCTGGACCTGAGCTGTCATTGCTTCAATCCATCTTGAGTCTTCAATTGATTTTAATCTTACATACTGAGCTGCTTTAATTGCTTTGTATCTTGTGTAGTTACCCTTCAGGGCATAACACATACTACAGACAGAGTCTTTAACTTTTCTAAGCTTGGACCCGGTTTTGCATTCCCAGGCTGGCAGGCTGTAACTAAGTCCAGGCATTTTTGATGTACGTGTTAAGCTGCCTGTAATTTCTTTTGCTTCTTTTACTAACATACTTTCTCCTTTATTTTATAGGACTTTATATCTTTATAATGCTGTCTTGTCAAGCTTGCGGCTTGACGCTTGCAGCTTGCCGCTTGGAGCTTATAGCTTGGGCCCTGATCTACCAGCCACTGCCAGTGATTGAGCAGGGCCCGGATACTCTCCGAGCCTTGTCTTCTACTCATCTTTTTCTTCCATATATTTTCTTGATCTCTCCTGATCTTCTTTTACCAGCCTAAGAATCTCTTCCAAGGCAGAAGCTATCCGGTTAAGCGGTTGACTTTCTAACTCTTCTATTTCTCTTAAGTTTTCCATTCCTTCATTCATAATATATCCTTTCTAAATACATCCTACATGATCCCTGAACCATTGTCAAGCGTTGCTTGCTGCTTGAAGCTTGGCGCTTGATATTTCTTTTTTCTTTTTTTTATTAGCAGGCTGCCGAGGACCTTATGTCAATTCATACATCCCTCGTCTTTATAGGTCCGGGCTATAGCAAGGACCTAAAGGCTCAGCCAGCAAATAACAAATCATATAAACCCAGCGCGCCCCCCGGCCTTGGGACCCGGCAACGCTGAGCAAAGGCTGCCCCACCCGAAGTCACTTAGCGCGAAGCATTTGGTGAGCGGAATGTGTGCCTTTTCAAATTCTGATCCCAGATCCACCGGCACAGTTTTCTCTGTGGTTTCCCAGGGGATCAGGGATCAGTAGCAAGTTGTCAGTGTATCCTTGCTAATGATCAGATCAGGGGAATTTTTAGGATATCCCCTGAACCTAAACTATTTATTTCACCTAAACAGAATAAATAATATAATCCCTTATAATGCTTGACAGATTAATTGTCAAGTGCTAAAACAAATTAAATGCAAATAAAAATAAATAAACATACAGGAGAAAAAATGCCAGAAAAAAGACTAACATTAAATAGTGAAAAAAGAAAAGCTATTGCAGATGTATTTCAAAATCACTTTGAACAAAATAGTCCAAAGAAAGAACTACATACAAAAGCGATTGCTAACTATAATACTGCTAGAACTAAAATGAAAGTTTTAGCTGAAACAGTTGTAAGACATCATCAACCACAAGAAGATGTAGATACAATTAGAAGTATGATTGCCAAATACAGTCGGAGTGGTGGAGAGTTGTATGATGATAACTGCTTTTACTTTACTGCACCACCAAGAAACGAAACTGATAGCGAGGGTAGAACAAGAGAAATTGTTGATGAAGAACACGTCAAGTTTTCTTTAGGTAAATCCTTTGCGAGGTCTTATTATAGAGATGAGATTAAAGCAAAAGGTCTTAACCCAGATTTCCATGTTGCAATCAATAATAACTACGACAAAAGAAGTCCAAGCTATTACACTATGGAAAGCCAAGTAAATAAATTTACAGGGCATGAAACAAGTAGCAACGACAATAAAACATCTTTGTCATACAAAGATGAATGGGAAAAAGATTTCCAATTAACTACTATTGGTTCATCTTATTGTCATAGTCGTATGTTTGCAGTTGACCAAGAAACATTTGAAACTTTCAAAATGTTTAATAGTTTAAGAGAGAATGTAATTCTATGTCATCAACAATTATACGAACATGTAAATGGTAAAATGGAAAAACTAAAACTTGGTTTAAAATCTTACAGATACTTTGACCAAGCAAAAGCACTTGCTGACAAACTTGGTATTGCTTTGAATGAGGGAATACTAAATGAAAGTAGCAGTATGGCACTTTCAGTTTATAGCCCAGAAAATCTAGCTAGTCTTTTAGAAGATAAGGTAGAGCAAACAAGAGAGGAAAAAATTGCTATTGCAAGGTCAATAATGCAACAGCAACAAAGTGTAAATTAACATTTGACATTTATGGGATAGTCCTATAAGATTATCCCATAACAAACATACAGGAGAAATAACATGGAAAACAACAAACAATTCAAGATCACTTATTATTCTAATAAGGATAAAAAACACATAACAAGACAAGGCAAGTGGACTGACAAATGTAGATATTGGACATCTAAAGTTGGAGATAGTTTAATAACTTATTTTGACATGGACAAAGAACAATACAGAACTGCTAAAGGCAGTTGGAAAGTGAGGTACTAATGAAATACTTAGTTAATTTTGAAATAATCAAACAAGGTTTTTCAGAAATTGTAGAGGCTGATGATAAAAAAGACGCTTTAGAAAAAGCAAAACAATATTTGGAAAATAGATTTTTAGATTTAAAATCTAATGATACAGTAACACAAATACATGAGGGGGAAAATGACACAACTAACAGATGAGCATTTTGAATTGCACACTAAAAATAAAGCTGAGCAATTTGAACGACAGAAAATAAAGTTTCTAGAAGATAGAATTAAGACTCTAGAAACTGCAATAGAAAGCCATGCCAAAATCTTGGCTAGATTACAGATGATTGAAAAAACAAGAGAGGCAAACTATGAGTAATTTTGTTTGGTGTCATGGACCAAGTTGCCACAAATCTCACACTCAAGATAGGATAAGAGGTGTCAAGGGTAGCAAGGTCCTAAGAACTAGGAAAGTAAAACAGGACCAATGGAATAGTGGCGAGCGCTATAACATGTACTCTAATTTTTGTAGTCAAGGTTGTTACAATGACTTTGCTAATAAATATGTAAGAGAGATAGTAGCCATTGCGCCAAGGACCGAGGCTCTTGAAACACCAATTAATGACCCTGTAAGAACACAGAATAATTATGGTTGGTGGCATACAGAAATAAAAGAAATAGTTGACAACAATGGTGGATAGTGTAGGATAAGATATAAACAAATACAGGAGAAATAACATGGACAAGATCAAAGCAACGAACCCTTACTCTGGAGAATCAGAGATGTTAACACCAGAAGAACACAAGTTATACATTGAGATTAAAGAAGCAGAGTTTAACGAAGATTATAAGACTGTACAAAAAGGTCTTAGCAAGTTTAGTAGAATGAATGCTAGCGCATACATGACATTGCTAGACTAACTAATCACATACATGTGTGACCCTGTAGGGTCACACTCACACCCATATCAATAGAGGTACCACAACGATTTGCAAATTTGCAGATTTTTAATTTACTTAATTAGTATATATACAAAGGGGTCCCAGAGGTTACCCTTTATGCCGAGTTTTAGATGGTCAAACCCTCAAAAACCATTATAATACTAAAAACAACATACAAAAAAATTTTACAAAAAATTTTTACAAATGCAAATAGATCTAGAAAAAATAAAAAAATTACCGCCTGATGTCAGAGACCGGTTTCAAAAACTTTTAATTAAATACAAAGAAGAAGATAAAAAAGAACTTGCACAAAATGATTTTCTTTCCTTTGTAAAAACTATATGGCCTGAATTTATTGAAGGTGAACACCACAAAACAATTGCAGATAAGTTTAATAAACTAGCCTCTGGTGAAATTAAAAGACTTATTGTTAATATGCCACCCAGACATACTAAGTCTGAGTTTGCATCAACACTACTACCAGCTTGGATGATTGGTAAAACTCCAAAGCTAAAAATTATACAGACAACTCACACAGGAGAACTTGCAGTACGTTTTGGTCGTAAAGCTAAAACACTAATTGATTCACCTGAGTATCAACAAATATTTAAGACAAGACTTAGAGAAGACAGCCAGGCCGCTGGTCGCTGGGAAACTGCTCAAGGTGGCGAGTACTTTGCTGCCGGTGTCGGTGGAGCAATCACAGGCCGTGGTGCTGATTTATTAATCATTGATGACCCACACTCGGAACAAGACGCTATGAACATGTCTGCATTAGAAAGAGCTTACGAGTGGTATACATCCGGTCCAAGACAACGTTTACAACCAGGCGGTAAAATCGTTTGTGTTATGACACGTTGGAATGTAAAGGACCTTACAGGAATTCTTTTAAAGAACCAATCAGAGCCCAAATCAGATCAGTGGGACTTGGTAGAGTTTCCGGCAATAATGCCGAGTGGTAAACCTGTATGGCCGGAGTATTGGAAGCTTGATGAACTGGAATCAGTGAAGGCTTCATTATCACTTGGTAAATGGAATGCACAGTGGATGCAAAATCCTACTTCTGAAGAAGGTGCAATATTAAAACGTGAATGGTGGAAGGATTGGGATAAGGATTACATACCAACATTAGATCATGTCATACAATCATACGATACAGCATTTATGAAAAAAGAGACTGCTGACTTTAGTGCTATAACTACTTGGGGTATTTTTCGTGAAAATGATGATGGACCACCACAGATGATATTACTTGATGCATTAAAAGATAGATTAGAATTTCCAGAATTAAGAAGAGTTGCAAAAGAGCAATATGATTACTGGCAACCAGAAACTGTACTCGTTGAGGCAAAAGCATCTGGATTACCATTAACGTACGAGTTAAGAAATATGGGTATACCTGTTGTCAACTACACACCATCAAAAGGAAACGATAAACATACTCGTGTTAATTCTGTTGCACCTTTGTTTGAATCTGGTAATATATGGGCACCTTTGAATAAACAGTTCGCTCAAGAAGTAATTGAAGAGT